ATGCCCACGTCACAAAGCCAGAAAAAAGAAGCCATCGCCCAGGCGGCCGAGCAGGAGCTTGCATCGCTTGCGGCCCGTGGCGTGCGCATCGCGGGCAACGCGTGCTCGCCGATCGTACTGGTCAAAGGCGATTTGGATGATGCCGAGCGTTCGGGCGGCGAACTAGACCCATTCGCCACCACGCTATGCGCCAGCCTGTTGTCACTTGCCCAGAACATCGACACACAGCGCAACGCCGGCAAGGAGATCAGCCGCAACATGAACACCTATCTGGATAACGTTCAGCGCCTTCAGGACATGTACCCGCCGGAACCGAAGGTGGACGAAGACGTGGCCGCCTATCTGGCCGAGGCGAAGGCATGACCACGCCGCCGAGTATGCGGGCCGGCACGCGCCGCGACCCCTCGCGCCGCACCGACGGCGGCGTGGTGGCGAAGACCGCCGAACTATTGGGCAAACCGTTGTTGCCGTGGCAACGCTACGTGGCCGACGTGGCCGGCGAGATCGACGAAACGACGGGAACGTATCGGTACGACACCATCGTGCTTACCACGCCGCGCCAGTGTGGCAAGTCCACGCTGATAGACACCGAGGACACGCGCAATGCCCAGTTGGGCAAAGATAGGAAGATTTACTATCTGGCGCAGACCGGCAAGGACGCCGAACAGCATTTCAAGGACTATGTGAAGCAATTGCGTTCAAGCCGGCTTGGCCCGCTGGCCCTGAAGCCGCGTCTAAGCAACGGCGGCATGGAACAGCGTTTCGTCAACGGCAGCTTCATACGCCCTTTGGCCGTGACGAAGGTTGCGGGCCACGGCGTCCAGATGGACAAGTTCACCTTGGATGAAGCGTTTAGCCTTACCGAAGAGGCCGGCTATATGATCTTGGACGGCTTGGGGCCGACCATGAACACCCGTTTGCGCTTCACCGGCGTGCAACCTCAAATGTGGATTACATCGACCGAAGGCACGGCCGCTTCGACGTTCTTCAACAGCCTGTTGGACGGCTTGCGCGCCGGTGACGTGCCCGAGCGCACGGCGTGGTTCGACTTCGGCTTGCCCGATGATGAAGACCCCGAAGACCTCAAGGCCGTGGCACGATGGCACCCGGCCGCCGGCCTGTTGTGGGACTTGCGCCAGTTGGCCGACTTTCGCCAGCAGTTCGGGGACAACAAGGCCGGTTGGGCGCGAGCCTTCGCCAACCGGCGCGACGTGGGCATAGCCGAGCGCGTCATAAACGCCGACCTATGGGACGCCACCGCTTGCGAGCCGATAGCCCCCGGCGACTTGGCCGGCCGGCCGGTGGTGTTCGGCGCTGCCGTGGACGTGGACGCCACCCACACGGCGATTAGCGCCGGCATCAAGGAACACAACGGCGCGGTAACGGTCCAGTTGCTCAAGGTGTTGGACGGCACCGGCGCGGCACCCGGCGAGATCACCAGACTGTGCGCCACCTACGACGCGCCCTTGTGTATGGACTCGCGCGGCCCGAACGGCGACTTGTGCGACCGATTGAAAGCGCTGGCCGACATCAACGGCGACCCCGCTGTGCGTTTCGTGGACATGCAAGCCGGCGACTTCCTCAGCGTGGGCCAAGCGTTCGTGAGCGGCCTTGAGAACGGCACCGTCCGCCATGCCGCCGACGCTGAATTGGACGCCAGCGCGGCGAACAGCGCGCGCACATGGAGCGGCGACGCTTGGCGCGTGTCAAGGCGCGGCAGCACCGGCCAGACATCGCCGCTTGAAAGCGCCATGCTTGCCGCGTGGGGCGTCTCGCACAGGCCCGAACCAGAAGGGCCGTTGCAAATATTCTGACCATGTACGGCTGTGGTGGACTGTGGCGGGCAATGGCGCGCGCCACTCGCCACGGCCATGCGTGAGCGCGCATCATGTGCCGCATGAACGACTTCGGTTTTTTTCAGCGGCTACGCTTCGCCGGCAAGATCATCACGCGCGGCGTGGCCGCCGTGGACGACATACCGGCCGAGATAATGCCACCCACCCGCACGGCCGCGTATGACCCGCTGCAACTGTCCACCGTATTTCGTGGCGTTCAGGTGCTTCAAACCGCAATCGCCGGCTTGCCGATGCACGAAATGCGCGGCGGCATCAAGCTCAACACGATGACATCCATCATCGACCACCCGGACGCCAACCGAAGCCGACGTGACTTCATAAGCGACATCGTGGCGTCGCTGTGTCTGGATGGCAACGCCTTCATTCGCAAGCTGAGGTATGGCGGCGAAGTGGTATCGTGCCAAGTCTTGCCGCCGTCTCTGGTGACCGTGCGCGACGATGGCCGCGACCCCGCCGCGCCGGTGCTTCGCTATTCGTATCTTGGCCGCGAGTACACGCCGGATGAAATCACACACCTGAAGTTCCTGAACGTTCCCGGCCGGTTGCGTGGCCTTGGCCCCATTTCGGCGGCGCGCGAAGAGGTGGAGGGCGCGAAGATGGCCCGCGACTACAAGGCCCGGTTCTACACCGATAGCAGCAACGTTAAGGGCTATCTGAAGAGCGACCAGAAGATCACGCCCGACAGCGCGAAACAGGCGAAGGACGATTGGGGCAAGGCCGGCAAGGCCGGAGACATCAAGGTGGTTGGCAGCAACCTAACCTATGTGCCCTTGGACATGAAGCCGGCCGACCTTCAGTTTTTGGAAACACAGAAGTTCGACACCACCCAGATCGCCCGCCTGTTGGGCATCCCGGCCAGCATCATGCTGGCCGCCGTGGACGGCAGCAACCTCACCTATTCCAACATCGAGCAATCGTGGATTGAGTTTGCGGACTACACGCTGGCCGCCTACACGGGCGAGATCGAGGAACTTCTAAGTTCTTTGCTACCGCGTGGCCGGGTGGTGCGTTTCGACTGGGACAGCAGCCGCCGCGCCGATATGGCCGACCGTTACAACGCCTACAAGACCGCCATCGGCTCCGGGTGGCTCACCGTGGACGACGTGCGCGACCGCGAGGGCTTGCCGCCGTTGACGCCCGAACAGGCGGCCCAGATTCAACAGATCGGAGGAACCACCAATGAGCAATGAGCACGACGAAAGGCTTATGGAGGCGCGCACGCTCAACGTCACCGGCCTACGCTTGCGTGACACCGGCGACACCGGCGACGGCATGACCTTGGAGGGCGTGGCCGTGCCCTTCAATCAGCGATATGCGCTGTTCAGTGATTACGCCGAGGTGATAGACCCCGATTGCGACTTCGGCACCCGCAAGACCGTGAAAGTGAGCCGCGAGCATGGCGACCTTATCGGCAAGCTGACCGACATGCGCCGCGAAGCGGACGGCTTGCACGTCGTGGCGAAGCTGGCCGACACCGAAAGCGGGCGCGAGGCCGCCGAACTGGTGCGTGAAGGCGTCTACGACGGCTTCAGCATCGGCTTCAGGCCGGTGGAAAACAGGGTTATCGACTCGGACGACGGCGTTACCGAAGTCCACCGTAGGGCAATCGACCTGTTCGAGGTGGCCGTTACCGGCATCCCCGCGTATCCGGCCGCCGAAATCACCGGCCAGCGTTCCCAGACCATCACAACCAACAACAACGACGAAGGAATGGAGGCACCCGTTATGGGCGACAACACCAACAACGAACAGCGCGATAACGCCATGAACGAACGCTTGGAGGCGTTCAGTGAGGAACTGCGCGGCATCAAGGCCACCGTGGCCGCCGGCATCCAGACCACCCCGCCGGCCGAGCTGGGCGGCGAGTTCCGCACCGCCGGCGACTATCTCAAGGCACTGAGCGACGAACGCGACGCCAACCACGCGGCCGCCATCGACCTTATGCGCCAGACCCGCGACGCCATCGTTACCGGCGACACCGGCAACACCGTGGCATGGATTGCCGATGACTTGCGCCTGATCGAACAGCGCCGCAAGGTGACGAACATCCTCACCCGCGACACGCTGCCGGCCACCGGTATGAGCATGGAATACAACGTGGTGAGCGAGGACACCACGGCCGTGGACAAGCAGACCGCCGAGGGCGCGGCCCTGACCTTCGGCAAGGTGAAGTTCGGCACCAAGACCGCCGACATCAACACTTATGGCGGCTACACCACGCTTTCGCGCCAGACCATCGAGCGCAGCACCACCCCCATGCTTAACACGGCGCTGAAGGCCCTGAACAACGCCTACGCGAAGTCCACCGAAAACGCCGTGCGCACCTACCTGTACGACCTCATCAAGTCCCAGCGCGACGCGACCCAGAACCCGAACAACATCACGGCCCCGGCCGCTTTGAACGACATGACGCCAGACCAGTGGGCCGGCCTTATCCTTGACGCCGCCGAGGTGATGGACGATAGGAACGCGGCCATGACCCGTCTGGGCGTTTCCAAGGACGTGGCACTGGCCCTTATCAAGCTCAAGGACTCGGGCAACCGGTTCATGGACATTTCCGGCAAGGGGTCGGATACCATCGGCGCTTTCGACGTCACCGGCGTAGTGGGCGACCTCATGCGCGTGCCGGTGTACTTGCTGCCGAAGGCCCCGATCGGCACCGCCGCGTTCATCGACCCGACCGCCGTCACCGTGTGGGAGAGCGGCGGCCCCACCCAGCTTTCCAATACCGACCCAGTGAACATCGTGGACAACTATTCGGTGTACGGGTACATGGCCGTGGCCGCGACCTTCACCGACGGCCTGTTGCCTGTCAAGTTCACTGCCACCGGGATGTGACCATGAACGACGAACAGTTGTTGGTCCAGCTCCGCAACGAAGTGAGCGTGCCAAGCGGTGACGATGAACGCTTGGCCGCGAAGCTGGCCGCCGCAAAGGCGTATGTGGCAAGCGCCGTGGGCGCGGCGTCCATCAAGAACGAAGTACTGGCCGATTGCATCGTGAGTTGTGCTGCGGACCTGTACAACAGCCGCGACGCCCGGCTGGGCGTCATGGACGTTGGCGACGGCACCACCGAACCGTTCAGAATCTCAACAGACCCGTTGCGTTCGGTGTGGCCGAAACTCAAGGCGGCGGGCGTGAACACGGGCGGGCTGGTGATCGCATGACCGTGAGCGTGCGTGAGGAACGCGAAGCTCTTATGGACTTGCTCACCGACGCCGCCGGAGACCTCGTGGACGCCGTGACCATCGACGCTCAAGAGGCCCGGCCATTGCCCGGCAAGGCCGTTATGCTGATCGACCCGCCGACGATCACGTTCGAGGGCTACCAGTTCCAAGAGCGCATCTGGACCGTGAACGTGATCGCCGGCACCACCGCCACACAGGTGCAAGCGTTGGACATCATCACACCCGTGGTCGAAAGACTCTGGGCGCGCAAGGTGAACATGCGAAGCGCGAAGCCCGTCACCTATTCGCTGGCCGGCGTGGGCAACCTCGCGGCCTACGAACTGATCCTTAACCCCTTGGAACTAACCGAAGACTAACCGAAAGGAAACAATCATGGCGAAGGTACGCACACTTGGCCCCGGCTCGCTCAAGATCGGAGACACCGGCAGCGAACAGGACTTTAGCGCGGACGTGACCAACACCGCGTTGGAGCCGAGTACCGACACCGAAGACCCGGACAACTTCCTTGACGGGCACAGCGAGGGCGGCAGCCAGACCGAGTCTTGGACGCTGACCGGCAGCGTCAAGGAAGACTTCAGCATGGACGGCCTTCAGGTCTGGTGCAACCAGCACAGCGGCGATGAACTGCCGTTCACGTTCATTCCGAACAAGTCGGGCACCGTCCAGTGGAAGGGCAAGGTGACGATTGCCAGCATCCAGATCGGCGGCGACGTGAAGAGCAAGAACGCCAACGATTTCAGTTTTGCCGCAACGGACGTGACGCCCAGCGCCTACACGCCGTCCGGGATGTGACGTTTGGCCGGGACGATTGGGGCCGGCGGCAACGGCTCCTTGCAACTGAAGGGCGCGGGCCAGCTGGCGCGAAGCCTGAAGAAAGCCGGCGACGATCTGAAAGACCTCAAGGCCGTGAACCGCGAGGCCGCTTCAATAGTCGCCGGCGAGGCCAAGAAAACGGCCCCGCACGTATCCGGCAGACTGTCGCGCACCGTGCGCGCCGGAGCCACCCAGAAAGCCGGCGTGGTGCGCGCCGGCAACAAAGGCAAGGTGCCATATGCCGGCGTCATTAACTACGGCTGGCCCGGCCACAACATCAAGGCAACCTATTTCGCCAACAAGGCCGCGAAGGACACCGAACCGGAATGGACGGCCCTTTACTCTCAGGCCGTCGAAAAGATCATAAACCGCATAACCACAGGAGATTTAAGCAAATGAGCGACACCACCATACCGGCGAACACCCGCGTTCGCTACACCGACGGTCACACCGACGAAATCATGGTGACCATGTTCCAACGCACCGCCGCAGAAACCTACGGCAAGGCCCACGGCTGGGGCAGCCTCATGGAGGCCGCCGTCAAGTTCAACGCCTATAGCGCCTATATGCGCTGCCGCCAGACCTCACTTACTGATCTGCCATTCGACCGGTGGCTGGCAACCGTCGTGAGCATCGAGGACATAGCCAACGACAACGACAACGCTGTGGACATGTTCGACACCCCGGTGGCCGCCAACGTGAGCGACGGCGAAGAAGAGACTTTCGGCCCTTTCCCCGCTGGGACGCCGACGGCCTGAACGCCTATTCGTGCGTGCTTGCCGCCCGCTTCGGCGGCACCCCGTGGGCGTGGCGTCGCGAGAGCGAGCCTAGCCCGGAGGACTGGGGCACCTGTTTGGAACTGTTGGAAAAGGAACGCGAGGACGCCGAAGAGGCCGAGCAAGAGGCAAAGGAGGCGAGACGATGAAAAGCGCGATTCTTGCCATTCGCATTATCGGTGACGCCACCAGCGCCGTGGCCGCTATGGACAAGGCCCAGCGCGCAAGCATGTCCTTCAAGGACAAAGTGGGCAAGGCGAGCGTGGCCGCAAGCGCCGCGCTGGCGGCCATCGGCGCGGGTGCCGCGACCTGTGCCAAGGCCGCCGGCGACTTGCAACAGTCGGTTGGCGGCGTCGAAACCGTGTTCGGTGACTCCAGCAAGCAAATGCTGGCATGGAGCAAGAACGCGGCCAAGAGCGTGGGCCTAAGCCAGAACGAATACAACGAGTTCGCCACGCTGGTGGGCAGCCAGCTACAGAACTTCGGCATGTCTGCGGAACAGTCGGCAAGCAAGACAAACGAACTTATCGGCTTGGGCGCTGATCTGTCCAGCATGTTCGGCGGCACCACGGCCGACGCCGTGGACGCGCTATCATCGGCGCTCAAGGGCGAAATGGACCCCATAGAGAAGTACGGCATCAGCCTGAACGACGCCACACTACAGGCTCAGGCCGCTTCTATGGGATTGGGCGACCTGTACAAGTCGGGCGACCGCAACGCCAAAATGCAAGCCACGCTTGCCGCCATCACCGCCCAGAGCGGCAAGGCCGTGGGCAACTTCGCGCGCGAGGCAGACACCGCGCAAGGCCAGCAACAGCGCATGAACGCCGCCTTCGAGAACGCCAAGGCCGCGTTGGGCGAAGCCCTGTTGCCGTTGCTCACCCAGATGGCCGAGAAACTCGCCGGTGTCGCCACATGGATACAGGCGAACACGTCGTGGCTTGGCCCGCTGGTGGCCGTGATCGCGGCCGTGGCCGCCGTCATAGTCACGCTTAACGCAGCCATGACCGCGTACAGCGTCGTAGCCGCCATCGTTGCCGCAGCACAGGGTGCCGTTAACTTGGCGTTTCTGCCGGTGGTGGCCGTGATTCTAGCCATCGTGGCCGTTATCGCCGTGCTGGTGACGAACTGGGACAACGTGAAGAAAGTCGCCGGCATTGCCGCCGACTGGATACGCGAGAAATGGGACGCGCTGTGTTCTTGGCTCAAGTCGGCATGGTCTTCAATCGGCAGTTTCTTCAGTGGAATAGGCGAGGGCATCAAGAACGCCTTCGCCGGCCCTATCAATTGGATAGCGAACAAGTTCGAGTGGCTGGCCGACAAGGTGCGCGGCGTGTTCGACTGGATTAGCGGCGCATGGAACAAGGTAAGCGGGTGGGTGTCCGGCATCTTCGGCGCGAAGAAGTCCGTTGCTTCGGCTTCGGCGTCCTATATGGCCCAGCCCATGCGCGTCTACTCGGCTTCGCGCACCATCGACCCCACAGCCACAGCCACGGCAACGCCGTTGCGCGCCCGCGCTTCGGCCCCCAGCCTGTTCGCCACCACGGCACCGGCCGGCGTGGCCGGAGCGGCACGGACGGCCAACGTGACCGTGAACATAAGCGTGGACGCGCACGGAAACCTTGACAACGACAAGGTGGCCGGCGAGATCGTGGCAAGCCTTGACCGTTGGGCCAAGGTGCGCGGAAGGGAGCTAACGTTATGAGTGCCGTGAGCAAATGGAGCAACCCACTGCCGGAGGGCTGCCACATCTTCCTTGACCTCCGCCAACTGCCCGAGGCACAGGACGGCAGCGACGATCTTGTGCCCTTGTCGCCGTTCACAATCGAGTGGGGCGTGGAGAAGCCGTGGGATGAAACCAACCCGGCCGTCCTGAACATCACCTTGATAGATCAGGGCGGCCGTTATTCCAAGTCCGCCAACGGTCTTATGGGCCACCGGCTCACCGTCCGGCCGGCGTGGGAGCTACAGGGCACCTACAACGAAAGTCCCTTGTGCTACGCCCTGTTCGACGGATACGTGACAGACGTGCAGATGCTCGACCACGACGGCGGGCGAAACCGTATCAAGCTCACCGCCTCAGACCGTATCTACATCCTTCGCACCGACTGCCGCAAGGGGCCTAACGACGGCACCGACGCGCAGGCCGCGCGCGGCTTCCAATGGTGGTTACAGGGCACCGTGGACGCCACGCTGAAACGATGGCTTAACTTCGACGGCATCCCCGCCTACGACATCACCTACAACACGTTTTCGACGCCGCCGAAGGCCAGCGACCGGCACAGTTTCATGGACTTCTGCGAACGCAAGGTAACGAGACAGATCGACGGCAAATACAGCTTCGAGGTAGACCGCATGTTTTACATGTCCTACCAAGACGCCAGCGCCGCAAAAGTGCCACAGTTCCGCGATATACGTGCCTTCTGGAATACCGACGTGATACTTACCGGCCCCACCATCGTGCTGGGCGACGGGTCAACCACCATAAACGACGACTACCGCACCCCGGCAGCGTCACGTATCATCATCGACGCCCGCCCCACGTTGGAAAGCGCATCAGACTATTACACCCAAGTCGAAATGAAATACGCGCACCGAGGATTGACGAATCCCGGCGCGACCGCCGCCGAACAGGAACAGGCCGCCACCATGTATGAGTTCAACTACGATGGCAGCCGAGTGGCCCAGATCGCCACGCAGACCCGCAACGGCGAAACCTGTCTGAGCATCGAGGCCGACTGGACGGAATACCCCACCAATTCGGCCAGCAGCACCGCAAGCATCGACATGTCAAGAGCCGTGGCAGCTCTGACTGAAAGCAACAACCGTGTTCGCTTGCCGGAACTCACGTTCAGAGGCGACAAGATGGAGCAACGCCACATGTATTGCCGGCCCGAAGTGTACCTGTTCCCCGGCAGCCGGTTCGACGCCAGCGCGCCGGCCACCACCGGCGCGTGGTGCGTGATCGGCGGCACCCTCACCTACGACGTGGCCGGCAAGAAAAGCCGGTGGACGCACCGCGTGCGCGTCTGGCCCGCACGCAACCTGAAAACCGGCAAACCGACGTGCGCCGACATGAAGAAACTCACATCGACGGCCACGTTCAAAGAGGCCGACTGGATTCTGGGCGCGCTTCGGCACGTCACCAAGACCGGGGCACCCCCGGCGGCCGCAAGCAAGGCAATGGCAATGAGCAAAGAAAGGACGAACGATGGAGACAACGAAGCGTTACCGTCTTCCCTATCCCAGTGACAGCGACCAAGTGCGCGAGCTACCTGACATCATCAAGCAACAGGCCGAAGGCATCGACGAAGCATTGGCCGGCTTCGACTACGACGGCACCGACCCAAACAAGCTCACCGCCCGCATGGCCGCCGTCGAAAAACAGTTGGACGCCATCAGGGGCAACACCGTGGTGTTGTACGACAACGACAACACACCCTTCGCAGGTGCCATCACGCTCTCTGAAAGCGCGGCGAACTTCGAGCGATTGACGATTTGTTTCCGAAGCAATGACAACGTCTTCAGCAGCATGGACGTCGTGAACCCGAACGGAAAGGCAATCAGCCTGACCACATCGTACTTCTCCGAAACCTCTTACTTCTTTTTGAAGAACCGGTGCTACAAGATCACCGGAAAAACCATCAACACATATTCACTTTCCACCGACAAATGGATTACCGGCGAAGCGAACGTGTGCAACAGCAATCAGGGAACCAGAACAGACGTCTTGGTAATCACTCAGGTAATCGGCACAAGAAAGAACTCGATCATATGAGCGAGGGCGTGATTATCGCGCTGGTTGGCATGGGCGGCACCATCGGCGGTGCCGTCGTGTCCCAGTTGTTCAACGCGGCCAAGAACCGGTTGGAGGCGTACAGGATGGCGCAAGAGATGCAAGCCGACAACCAACGTCTGTGGCAATGGAACCGCGCGCTGGTTGACCACATCTACAAGGGCCTAGGCCCGCCGCCGCCAGAACCGCCGGCCGACCTGTTCGACCACGACTGACCAACAAAATGAAAGGAGACAAGAGTGTGAGCGACATCAAATGGGTGGGCAGCCCGAACCACTACGACGGGCGCAACGGCTACGCCATAAGCCATATCACCTTGCACATCATGGTCGGCTATCTGAACGGCACCGACAGCGTTTTCCAACGCGCCGGAGGCGCTTCGGCCCACTACGGCATCGGCGGCCACGGCGAGATACACCAGTACGTGAGCGAGAGCGACGGCAGTTGGAGCGACGCGAACTATGCGAGCAACAACAGCACAGTGAGCATCGAGCACGAAGGCGGCATGGCCGGCGTGCCTTGCACGCGCGCGTGCATGGACGCTTCGGCCCGCCTGTGCGCCGAGATCGCGCGACGTCAAGGCTGGGGCCGCTTGTGGCACGACGGGCGCAACGGCAACGTGTGGCTGCACCGGGAGATACCCGGCACAGACCACTACGGGTGCCCAGACAAGGCCGTGAACGGCCTTGACGTGAACTATGTAATCAACAAAGCCAACGAGATATTGGGAGGTAACAACATGACAAGCGCCGGAGACGTTTGGAACTACGGAATCGGTGCCGAGGGCACCCCCGGCAAGGACAATCAACCCGCTTGGGTGCGACTGAGCTGGATGCACAAGGACACCGCGCGACTGTACGCGCTTCTGAGCCGCACCGACGACGGCGGCACCAAGGACGGCAGCAGAGGCGACATCTACACGCGCGTGTGCTACATCGACAAGCGCGTGCGCGAAATGAGCGCCACCGTAACCGCCCAAGCAGCCGCCATCGAGGCGCTAAGCAAGGCGCTGGGAGCCAACCCGGCCGACATCGCGGCCACCGTGGAAAAGGCCGTGAAGGACAAGCTGGACGCCTTGGACATCACCGTAACCGCCACCAGCAAGAAGGAAGAGTAACCCATGACCAGCAACGAACCCCAGCACGCCGCCGACACCGGTTATAAGCCGGTGTTCAACGACACCGTGCGAACCATCGTCTATGTACTCGGACTTGTGGCCGTGGCCGTAGGCTTCGGCTTCACCAAGTTCGGGGACCCGGCAGTGGGCGACTACATCACCACCGTTGGCGGCCTGATCGCGGCCGGCATGGGCGTGGTCTACAATCCAATCCGCATGTCTGGCAAACAGGTCTAGGCACCGAGCATCACGGCGGCCATGCCCGCACGCAACCGCGCGTCGGACATGGCGACGTAGATTTGCGTCGTTTCGACCGACGCATGGCCCAGCAGCCTTGCCACCAGATACAAGTCATGCGTGGCCGCGTACGTCGCCGTGGCGTACCGGTGGCGGAGGCTGTGCGCGCCGTACCCTTCTGGCAGCAGACGGCTTATATGCTTGCCCACGTAGCTTTCCTCGACATGGCCTTGCCACCGGCCGGGGAACAGCCAACCGCCGCACGACTCTATGGCTTCGGCCAGATCGTCGGGCAACGGCACTATGCGCTGTTTATCGCCCTTGCCTCGCACTATCAGCGACTTGCCCAGCAGATCGTCCATGACATCCCGCGAGTTCACGCCCGCTATCTCACCGCGCCGCAAACCACACTCGGCCGCAAGCCTCAGCATCAGCGTTTCGGTTTCGTTCGCCTTCGCCAGCGCCGCAAGAATATGCTTGTCGGGGCACGGGCGCGGGTGCGCCTTCGGACGCTTGACCTTAGGCAAATCGGCTGCCGGATTGTCCGGTCTTACGCCGGTTCGCAGCAAACGGCCGAAAAACGACGTTAGCGTGTTCCTGTACGCCTTCAGCGTTTCCGGCTTCCAATGCTGACCGGCCATCCAAGACACCAGATCACCGGTGGTAACGTCAACGGGCGACTTGCCTAAACCGATGGCCGCGTGCGTGAGCTTGTAGCGACGGCACCGCACCGTGTCTTCGCTGTACCCACTGGCAATCAGGGACTTCAGCCAGTCTTCCACGCTCATTCGCCACTCAGGTGGCGGCTGCAACTTTTTAGCGTTCATGGCACACCATCGTGCCTTACGCCGCTAGGATTAGTGATAATCGGCTCAGGCCGGCATGGATTTGGACCATGGGCCGGGGCGTAGCCCCAGAGGTCCATGGTCCAAATCCATGCCCCGCTACCAATTGAAACCGGAAACCTTTTGGTTTCCGGTTTTTTGTTTTCCCCAGGACGTTTCGCTCCTTTTATATAAAGTCCCCATACATATCGAACGCAACCGGCACACACAACGTATGGTCATGCCGCCGCAGCCTTCATAATCGAACATAATCGCAAACCATGTATTAAAACGCTTTACCAAAAGTATTTGAAGAAAGTACTTGTAGCCGCATCGCCGTAATCGTTACGAAAAAGGGAAATCACAAAAAGAACACAACTACCTCTATAATCGGCTATATGAATGAAGCAACATCATCAAGCGCGACACCGCGCACAAAGGCAACAGCAAAGACAACA